GAAGATGGTCCTGAGTCGACCGAGCAACCTGTTGATGCAATTCCACCTGATCAAACCGAGGAACCCACAGATGAAACTGATAACGGAACAAATTGATGATGCCCAAGTTGTAATAACTGAGGGTAAAAATGGTAAGAAACAAACCTTTATAGAGGGTGTTTTCTTGCAAGGTGAAATCACAAACCGTAACGGTAGACGTTATCCAATTACAACTCTCGCAAGAGAGGCAGCAACCTACAACGAAAAGTTTGTAAAAACTGGTCGTGCGCTAGGAGAATTGGGTCATCCCGAAGGTCCAACGATCAATTTGGATCGTGCATCACACATTATTACCAAACTAGAACAGAGTGGTAATAATTTCATTGGTAAGGCACGTCTATTAGAGACACCTATGGGTAAGATTGCCAAGCAACTTCTTGATGAAGGAGTAAAACTTGGAGTCTCATCACGCGGACTAGGGTCTATCAAAGAAGAAAACGGTATTAAAGTTGTTGGAGAGGACTTTGTTCTTGCAACTGCTGCTGATATCGTCGCTGATCCGTCAGCACCTGATGCTTTTGTTAATGGCATCATGGAAGGGAAAGAATGGGTACTCGCTGGTGGCGCAATCCAAGAACAGAAAATTGATGAAATCAAGAAAAGAATCGACAATGCTGCGGTAGCACAGTTGGAGGAAAGGAAGGTTTCCGCGTTTCATGAGTTCTTAAATTCCCTATAAGTATAAATAATAATTAGCAACAACAAAAACAGTTAGAACAACGGAGACCGTAATGTCTGAAAAACTTGAAACAACTCTGGATGAGCAAGGTGTAGTAACCAAGAATGCTAAACCTGGCGATCCTATGCCTAAATCTGAGACTGGTACTCCTGGTCAAGGCATCCAAGATCTAGGTGGACCAACACCTTTTAACTCTAAACCAGATGACGATTCTAATAAGATGAAGACTGGTGGTGGACCAACTGCAACTCCTCCACAGACTAAACCATCTGATGCTTCTGGACAGAAGGCAGAGTTCAGCACTAAGGGTGATGTTCATGCTTCTCATCAACCAGAAGGAGAGGAGATTACGGAAGAAGAAGAGACTGAGACAATCGCAGTCGATCTTTCTGCTGATGTTGCTGCACTTACAGAAGGCGAAGATCTTTCAGAGGAGTTCAAAGCGAAAGCAGCGACTATCTTTGAAGCAGCAGTGATCAGTCGTCTAAACGAAGAACTTAGCAGGATCCATGATGACTATGCTAAGGTCCTCGAAGAAGAAATTGAGTCTGTTAAGAACGAATTGGCAGAGAAGGTAGATGAGTACCTGTCATTCGCAACTAACAAATGGGCAAAAGATAATGCTCTTGCACTAGAACACGGTATTAAAACCGAAATGGCAGAGAGCGTCCTTGCAGGACTCAAACAGGTTTTCTCTGAGAACTACATCGAAGTTCCAGAAGAAAAAGTTGACTTGGTAGACGAAATGACAAGTCAACTCGATACTATGGAAGAGAAACTTAACTCACAAATCGAAGAAAACGTCACTCTTAGCAAAGAGATTGGCGGATATATCAAGAATGGGATCGTGACCGAACTTGCAGATGGTCTATCTGTTGCACAGAAAGAAAAATTTGCTAGTCTAACTGACGCAGTTGAGTTTGAAAATGAAGAATCCTTCCGCGAGAAGGTGAAGACAATTCGCGAATCATATTTCAACGATGGCAAACCAGCAACTACTACTGTTACTGAGGATGTCGAAGTTGACCCTGCTACTCAGGTAGAAGGTGGCACTATGTCCGCGTATGTAAACGCACTTTCCCGCTGGGCAAAGTGATTAAATTAACCAATCCACACTCAGGTAACTAATTAACAATGTTTAATTCAGAGCACTTGCAAGAGAAGTGGGCACCGATCCTTGAACATTCAGAACTAGATAATATTTCTGATAAGTACAGGAAGGCAGTCACCTCCATCTTGCTTGAAAACCAAGAAACTTTCCTCAAAGAAGAGGCAGGAATTCTTAACGAAGCTGCACCAACAATGAGTGCTGGTACTGCTGGTTTTAGTGGTAGTTCAACTGCTACTGGACCTGTTGCAGGTTTTGACCCAGTGTTGATCTCACTTATCCGTCGTTCAATGCCTAAGCTTATTGCTTATGACATTGCTGGCGTACAACCAATGACAGGACCTACTGGTCTTATCTTTGCTATGAGGTCACGTTACGGTACAAACCGCACTGCTGGTACCGAAGCATTCTTTAACGAAGCAGACACAGAGTTCTCAGCAGAGAACGCAGCATCAGATCTTGGAAGGACTGCACAAGCAGGATCTAACCCAGGTCTACTTAACGACAGTGGTACATACAACACATCAGATGGTATGCCAACCGCTGAGGCAGAAGCATTAGGAGACGCTTCTGGAAACCAGTTCGCAGAAATGAACTTCTCCATCGAGAAAGTTACTGTTACTGCGAAGTCCAGAGCACTCAAAGCAGAGTACAGTTTAGAACTTGCACAGGACTTGAAAGCAGTTCACGGACTTGACGCTGAATCTGAATTGGCAAACATCTTGTCAACTGAGGTTCTTGCAGAAATCAACCGTGAAGTTGTTAGAACTGTGTATAAGGTTGCTAGACCTGGTGCTCAGAATAACACCGCAACTGCTGGTATCTTTGACCTAGACGTTGACTCCAACGGTCGTTGGTCAGTTGAGAAGTTCAAAGGACTTCTATTCCAGATCGAAAGAGACATGAACGCAATCGGGCATGAAACTCGTCGTGGAAAGGGTAACATCCTCATCTGTTCAGCAGACGTGGCAAGTGCTCTATCTATGGCAGGCGTCCTTGATTACACTCCTGCTCTTGCTGGTAACTCAAACCTACTTCCTGATGACAATAGCAGCACTCTTGCTGGTACTCTTAACGGAAGAATCAAGGTTTATGTTGACCCATATTCTGCAAACGTAAGTGACCGTCACTTCTACGTTGCTGGATACAAAGGAAGTTCTGCATATGATGCTGGACTCTTCTACTGCCCATATGTTCCTCTACAAATGGTCAGAGCAGTTGGTCAGGATACATTCCAACCAAAAATCGGATTTAAGACTCGTTACGGAATGGTTGCAAACCCATTCGCAGAAGGAACCACACAAGGTGGTGGCGATCTTGATCCTAATAAGAACCGCTATTACAGACGTGTTCTTGTTGACAACCTTATGTAAGGTTATATGTGAGTCCCCTCACATAACTGATCCCAGGGTCCTTCGGGACCCTTTTTTATTGTAAATAGTATATAATTTGTAAGTTTTATTATGGGTAGAGGCAAAGTTATGAAAAACGATATGCTCGCGAGGGTTTACAAATTAAAGAATGAGTTATATAATGGAGCATATAATGGTGCTAGTAAAGACTGGCACGACGGAGCGCACTACTCATTAAACAGAGTGCTACACATTTTAGATGAGTACCATACCTAACAGGAGAATCTTCATGTTATCAGAAGTTTTTAAGAAGGAAGAGTTGCCATTGAGCACTGTCCTTCATACTAAAAGGAAAGTACCTACAAAGCAGCAAGTCAAAAAGGCATACGACACACCCTTTATGAAAACCAATCAAGAGACATTCACCAGAGAAGAGTGTCAAGCAATGATTGAATTTGCTATTAATCAGCACAATAGAAACGCAGGACAGATCAGCATGGTCTTGGGTTTTATATTCATGGCACTATTTGCTGATGGATTGTTCAGAGTTTTAGGATTGATCCCACCATTTATGGGACTAGATGTAAATATAATTCAAGATGTAGTTGATGCTATCAAAGACGAGGTAATCAAACAACTATAAATACCTAAAAATAGGTAGAACAATGACCCAAGAATATGGGCAGTGGAAAGCGCAGATAGAAAATAGAAACTTCTTGTCTCCTATTGGTTTCAAGATGGTGATGTCAGAGTATCCAAAGACTGCATTCTTTGCACAGTCTGCAAATATTCCTGGTGTTGCGTGCAATACAGTAGAACAACAAACTGGTATGGGTCGCCCACTACCATACGAAGCGTTTGGTTTGAACTATGAACCATTCAACTTGACGTTTCTAGTTGATGAGAACTTAGAGAACTATCTAATCCTACATAACTGGTTGACATCTATCGCGGGTGGTAAAGAGAGTGTAAGGGATCGTATTAATATTCAAAACAACTATGCTATCAGATGTGACGCATCTCTTGCTGTGTTGAATAGTAACATGCAGGCAAACTTTTTTGTGACATTCAAGGATCTATTCCCTGTGTCATTGAATGCTTTGGAATTTAATGCTACAATAGATGGTACAGAGTATGCCACTGCTTCGGTAGAATTTAGGTATGCTGTGTATAATATAGAAGACGTTAACGGAGTAGTAAGAACACAATTAGAATGACACTTGATGAAATTCGTGATATGTGGAGAGAGGACTGCAAGATTGATCAGAACGATCTCGACACTGAAAACTTTAAATGCACTGTAATCCATGAAAAGTATCTAAACATTTGGTCTCATTTCCGTCTGATGTTATCAGATGCGGAGACTAAAAGCAAGATGCTGTACAAACAAAAGTTTGAATACTATGCAGGCAAAGCACCCGCACAGGTATATGCTGAGAAACCATTTAACCATAAGGTATTGAAAGGTGATCTCACTACATACATCTGGGCAGATGAAGATTGGTTGAAAATCAAACAGAAAATAGACTACTTAACAATTTGTATAAATTACTTAGAGAACATCCTTAAACAATGTTCTAACAGAGGGTTCCAGATTAAGAACTATCTTGAACTGAGGAAACATGCAGATTATTAATGACTCTTATACAAAAGAAGAATGAAGTTTATTTGAAGGTGAATGCTGAACCCCATGTTCATAAAGAACTGAGTGATCACTTTCAGTTTGATGTTCCTGGGGCAAAGTATATGCCACAGTATCAGAAATACAAATGGGATGGAAAGATCAGACTATACTCTCCTGCTACTGGTGAGATATATGCTGGTCTTTTTGATTATCTAACTGACTTCTTAGAGGAGAGAGGTTACCACTATCAGATACAGGACAATAATGTATATGGAAAACCCACAGATACCGAACTTCTCATATCACCTGAGGCTATTGCGGGGTTTACTAGATCTCTCAACCTACCTCACAAAGCAAGAGA